GTTAGTCTTAAAAGGAGAAAACAATGTCATTTACTAATTTTTTAGAAACAGAAATACTAGACCACGTATTTGCAGGTTCAGCTTACACAGCTCCATCTACACACTATTTGGCTCTATTTACAGCAGCACCGGGTGAAACAGGTGGTGGTACAGAGGTGTCTACTTCAGGCACAGCCTACGCACGTCAGTCAGTTGCATTTACAACAACAGGTAATACAACATCAAATACTGCAGCGGTGGAATATGCAACAGCTACGGCTTCGATGGGCACAGTGTCTCATGTTGGTGTATTCGATGCGGTTACAGGTGGAAACTTGATGGCTTACGCTACACTAGCCTCTTCTAAGTCTATTGATACAGGCGATGTGTTTAGAGTACCGACAGGCGACTTAGATATTACACTAGACTAAACGGAATAACCTATGTCATTAGGTGCTTACGACCAAGGAAGTTATAACTCAAGAAAGTACGGTGTAAATCATCTTGTACTACCGGGTAAATTCACCTATGGCACAGGAAACTATGGTGAAAACAATTTTGATAAGGACAGTTTTCCATTAGTCATAACGGCAGAGTCTTCGGTATCGGTATTAGTATCTAAGATTTCAACCGTATCTGCTTCTATATCCGCAGCTTCTTCTATTACTGCTAATGCGATAGGCATTAAATATGTAACTGTATCAATTAGCCCTTCCTCTACAGTTAGCTCAAGCGCTGTGAGAGTTAAAGACGGAAGTGCCTCAGTAAGTTCTAGTTCTTCTACAAGTGCTCAGTGTGTCGCTATTAGATTTGCTACAGCAAGCATTAGTGCAAGCGCAACAGTTACCGCGGATGCAGAAAAGTTCTTTTTAGAGAGTTCAGATAAGTTTGCCTACGGTACAGGTTTGTATGGACTTCATGAATATGATGAAGCAGACTTACAGACAATAGTATCAGCAACCTCTGTCTCTTCTTCCGCCTCTTGTGTGAGAATTAGATTAGTAAGCACCTCAATAAGCGCCTCATCAGCAGTAACAGCTTCTGCAGAGAAAATTAACCTAGGAGAGGCTATTGCTTCCGCCTCCACAACTCTTTCAGCGGTATTGCAGTTTATATATAGAGGGCGCGCAGCAACAACCGCTAATTCGTTAATAAATGACGTAGACTTTATAAGAATTAGAAATGTAGATGCTTTGGTGTCTTCAAACTCGCCTACATTCATCATAGCTAGAGAGAAGTGGGAAGCGGTATCTGTTGACCCTAATACATGGACGGCTGTATCTAATGACACAAATACATGGGATACTATTTCAGAAACATCAACTAATTGGACAGAAGCAGCATGAGTTTAATACCACTACAATTACCACCCGGAGTACATAGAAACGGTACAGACTTTGAATCTTCTAACAGATGGCGTGAAGCTAGTCTAGTTAGATGGCATGATGGCTCTATGCGTCCTGTGGGCGGATGGACTACTAGGAAAACCTCAGCATTTGCCTCTGCACCTAGAGCAATGATTTCATGGTTAGACAATTCTAGTGATAGTTATTTATCAGCAGGAACATACAATAAGTTACACTCCGTTAGCCCTTCACACGTTGTATCAGATATTACTCCAACAGGATTATCAGTGGGTGACGAAGATGCAGCACAGAATTTAGGATATGGCGGTGGCTTCTATGGAGCAACAAATTACGGAAGCGAACCAACAGCATCAGGTGTTTATCAAGAAGCAACAACATGGTCTTTAGACACATGGGGTGAATACTTACTAGCCTGTTCGAGTAAGGACGGAAAGATATACGAATGGCAGTTAAATACTTCAGTATTACCAACAGCAGTAACTAACGCACCTATTAATAATAACTCGATGTTAGTTACAGAAGAAAGATTTGTATTTGCATTAGGAGCAGGTGGAAACCCTAGAAAGGTTGCATGGTGTGATAGAGAAAATAATACCGTTTGGACTGCAGCAGCAACAAATGAAGCAGGTGACTTCGAGTTACAGACTTCAGGGCAGATTATGTGTGGTATTCGTATGAGGGGTAGAACTCTTATATTGACAGACCAAGACGCACACATTGCATCATATTCAGGACCACCGTTTGTATATGGATTTGAAAGAGTTGGAACTGCTTGTGGTATTGCAGCAAGAAAAGCTATTGTAGCTGTAGATGAAGGCGCATTTTGGATGGGTCATAAAGGCTTCTATACTTTCAACGGTTCAGTAGCTACAGAGATTAAATGTGATGTACTAGACTATGTTTTTGATGATATAAATAGAAACCAAATTAGTAAAGCCTACGCAGTTCATAATTCACAGCATGGAGAGGTATGGTTCTTCTACCCTTCAGGCTCTTCTATAGAGAATGATAGATATGTATCTTTAGACTACAAGGAAGGACATTGGTCTACAGGAGCGCTAGACAGAACAGCTTGTGTTGATAGAGGTGTATTTTCTAACCCTATTTGGTGTGACTCTAGTGGAAATCTATACAACCATGAAACAGGACACACACATGGAGCTGATAAGCCTTATGCTGAGTCAGGCCCTATTAGTTTAGGTAATGGTGATGCAGTAATGAAAGTAAACAACTTAATTCCTGATGAGCAGACTCAGGGAGAGGTCAGTGTTACATTTAAGACTAGATTCTATCCTAACGATACAGAGACAACACATGGTCCGTACACACTAACAAATCCTACAGACGTTAGATTCACAGGAAGACAGATTAGAATGAAGGTAGAGGGTGTAGGAAATGCTAATTGGCGCTCAGGTGTTATGAGAATTGAAGCTAGAGCAGGCGGTAAGAGATGATTAGCCCTTGGGGAGAGCGCCTTGTTTCTTATATAACTACCAATACTGATAAATTACGGCACTTAACGTCAGGAGAGTCAGCAGCAGAGGACGGTGTTCTTATGTGGGATAGAGTCAATCAAACAATAGTGGTCTCGAAGAATGGCGTTTGGGTAAAGGTTAAACTAGACCCATGAACGTAAAAGACGAATTATTAAGATGTAGAGAGTGGATTCAAGGAGCACTTAATAAAGACAACAATTCTCATAATTTTATTGATGTTGCAGAAGGTGTGGTTAGTGGGAAAATGCAACTGTGGGCTAATGAAAAAGGATGCGCTGTTACTGAGATAGTAGTGTATCCTAATAAAAAAGTCCTACATGTCTTCCTAGCAGGTGGAAAACTTGAACATATAACGGATATGCACGAAGATGTTGTAAAATGGGCTAAAGCCCAAGGCTGTGTCGGAATGACTCTAGTTGGTCGAAAAGGGTGGAAGAAGATTTTTAAGAACCAAGGTTGGGAAGAACAGCACATGGTTTTAGCAAAGGAGTTTTAAATGAGTAGCAAAGGCGGAACAACAACATCAGAAACTGAAATACCTGATTGGATTAGAGACCCTTCGATTAGGAACATTGCAAGAGCAGAAGAAGTACAAAAAATTGGGTTCATGCCGTGGTATGGCCCTGATGTAGCAGGTTTTAACCCAACACAGACAGCAGTAATGCAACAGAATATAGGTGCAGCAGAAGCCTTTGGCTTGCAAGCTCCCGGAACTTTAACAGCAGCGCAAGGGATGCCAACAGCAACTACTTATGCAGATGGAACACAAGGTTACTCAGGTATGCCTATGTATGAACAAGCTAAAGCAGAAATGTCAGCAGCACAACCAACAGATGCTCAGAGATACGCATCATTATTTAGTTAGGAGTAAATTATGGCAGGTGGACCACAAGCAGGCGGAATAGCAACAAACCCTAATATAAATCAGTTAGCAGCACAAGGAATCCAAGGCGCAGGAACTGCATCAGCAGGTGGCATGCTTTACAATCCTTCTCAGGTAACAGCAGGTCAGTTATCAGGCACTGACATGTCTGCATACATGAATCCTTATACGCAGCAAGTTATTGATACAAACCAAGCTGACATCCTAAGAGGTGCAGATATAGGTTTGGATGCGTTAGGAGCTCAAGCTCAAGCAGCTAAATCATTTGGTGGAGCAAGACATGGTATTGCTATGGGTGAAATGGGTCGTGGTGTTGCAGAGCAATTAGCAAGTTCATCAGCAGGATTAAGACAAGCAGGATACCAACAAGCTCAACAAGCAGCATTATCTGATATTCAGAATAGAATGGCAGCAGACCAAGGAAATGTTCAGTCAGGTTTACAAGGCGCACAACAAAGACTAGGTGCAGCCGGTCAATTAGCTAATATTTCTAACTTAGGCTTCGGCATGGGTCAAACTGTCACACATAATTTAGCACAGCAAGGTCAACAACAACAAGTGATGAATCAAGCGCTTATTGATGCAGCTAAGAATAGATGGGCAGGATATACAGGACACCCTGCACAAGGATTGGCTTACCCTACCGCTGCATTAGGTGCAGCACCTGTCCCACAAACAACAACACAGTCGAGAGACCCGGGTTTATTTGATTATTTAACTCTTGCAGCCACTGCAGCAGCACCGTTTGCAGCAGCGTCTGATATAAGACTTAAAACAAACATCAAGAAGATGGGTAAATTAAAGTCAGGACTTAACATTTATCAATGGGATTGGAAAGAAGGCGCTGAGAAGTTTGGCGCTGATATGAATCACACAATAGGTGTAATTGCACAGGAAGCTAAAAAGCTATTCCCTGATGCGGTTATTAAAATGGATAACGGCTACTATGCTGTTAAATATGCTGAATTAAGGTAAAAGATGGCGCTTGAAGACGGGTTGTTCAGTGATTACTATAAGTCGATGGCAGAACTTGGCTTTAGTAGAGTCGAGGCAGCAAATAAGTTAGCTTCGCAATACGACATTGCGCCTATTGAGGTTTATCAAGAGCCTGAAGTGGTAGACCTTTATCAAGAGCCTGTGCTAGAAGCAACGGTTATAAATCAATCCCCTACTTCTGTGACTCAACCTATTACACAAGTAGATGAGACAGGGATTCTTGAAGGCCTTGGAGAAACAGGTGGACTACTAGATAGAGGGTTGCAGTATGCAATTCCTGTATTCGGAGCAGCAAGAGAATTGAAGGCGTTTTTTGAGCCTGATGCTAGACCGGGAACTGTAGTTGGTGGGATTCACGATTTTTACACAGACCCTGAATCTTGGTGGGGTGGGTTGTTTGGAACACCTACAGGACAAGGACTATTCGGACAAGATGGTGGAGCAGCAGGCTCAGACTCACCGTGGGATGAAGGAAGTTACACCACATCAGGTGGTACAGGTGATTATAGTTACGGAACAATAGATAATATCGGGGTAGAAGACCCTTACTAGGAGAATTATGGCATTTCACGGAACATTATGGGATAGATTAGGATTGAGCGGAACGGACAATATGAATATTTTTGGTAGTCCTGACCCTGTTACAGAGCAATTGGTAGTTGATTACACTCAGCCTAATATGGTAAATCCTTTACAAGCTTTTGAAGCTTCACGAGATTTTTCAATGACTGACCCCGGTGCTATGGTTGGTGGACTTAGAATGGATGACCCACGAACCGACCCTGCAGTAACTATTGCACCAACACCTGCAGACAGAGAAATGAAGCCCATTATTGATGCGCAGACTATGAAGAGAGTGTTGGCAGGTGAGATTTCACTTGCAGATGCTGTTTCCCCTATGCCTAAGATGATTAAAACTCCTAAAGTAAAAAGAGTTAGTGAGATGCGTGGAGATAAAGAAGACCCGTCATATTGGGATAGGTTCAAGAAAGGCGCTAGTGATTACTTCGGTGATGAAGAGAACATGGCTAATTTAGCTATGGGCTTTAACACGATGAGATTAAACCCTGACCAACAGTTAGCAGCGTCCTTATCAAAAAGAGCTCAATCTGCTAGAAAAGCCAAATCATCTAAACTAAGCAGAGAGGCTATTGTAGCAAGCCTTGTAAAGATAGGCAGAACAGACTTAGCTAAACTTGTAGCAGAGGGTTCATTAGACCCGAAAGATGCTATTAACGCAGCAATTAAGAAGACTAAACCTTCTGCTTTATCAGAGAAGATAGAATTATATGAAAAAGACCCTGAAGCATTTAAAGCGCTAAGAGAGGCAGGAGTTCTTGGAGGCGCTACAACTAATGTTAATCTAGGTGGCAATGCCTACGACAAAGAGGCAGGAAGTTCTTTTGCTAAACAGGATGCCTTAGTAGTAGAGTTAGCTGCTAAAGCACCGGGAATTGTAAAAAAAGCAAAAGATGTTCAAGTGTTGTTATCATCAGGAGCAATTAATACAGGTTGGTTATCAGAACTAAAACAAGGCGTTGATAAGGTTGCTGCTAGTTTAGGCGGTAAAGAAGCTTTATTAAGTCTTTCCAATACTGAGCTATTAACAGCCTTAACAGTTAAGCAATTGGGAATTGGCGCTAGAGGTTTAGATACTCCTGCTGAGAGAGAGTTCTTGTTAGCGGTTATGGTTGGTACAGCTACCATGACGACAAACACCCTTTACGAGATGGCACAGAGACGTATTGATATGGCAGAAATGAATATGAGTAAATATAATTCAGCTCTATCATCAGGTCAGTTAGACGATTTCCAAAGAGTAAGAAAATATAATTTACAACCTGTAAATATAGGTGGAATAGTTAAATGGAGTGATATGTAATGGATGTAAGATTACCTAGTGGTGTATTAATTCAAGGGATTCCTGAAGGTACTAGCAAAGAGGATATTCAAGCTAAAGCAATTAGTAGTGGTATGGCCACAGCAGAAGATTTTGTAGCTGACAGTACGCTTGATGAATCCCGAGATTGGAAAGAAACTCTAATTGAAGGTGCGATTAATATGCCTCAATCAACGGCAAAACTTGCAGGCCATGTATACGACGCTGTAACAAGCCCTATAGAAACAGGTAAGACAGTTATTAAACTATTATCGGGTGGCTTACAAAACATACTTGGTGATGACATTTCTAACTATATTAATGATGCAGGAATGATGATTGGTCTAGGTGACGATAGACCTGATGCAGAAATGGCTTCTAAAGTGGGCGAGTATTATTCTAATAAATACGGCTCTG